ACCGAAATAGCTTGTGAGATTTTATTGTCAGGCGTAGCCCGCTTACGACGTAAGTCGTAAGTGGCGCCCGGTCCCCACTTGCAGTCTGCAAGCACACGTGTGAGTTTCAAAGGCCCAAGGAGCTGTAGGATTAAACGTTGCGTCCTGAATAGGACAGTTTCAACGCGCCCTTCAAAAGGGCGTCCCGCAAAACCCTTGAACTTCTGATTCACCACGCTGCACTGCAGTTCGGCAGATCTCCATCTGTCGAGCGCGACATCAGCTGTTCGAATCCCAGACTTCAAGCCCTTGTATTTAGAAACATACTCGGACAAGAAGTAGTTCAAACGAACGGCGTCAGTGTCGTTATCTGCAAAGTCGACTGGCGGAAGATGCAGCAGTTCCGTCTGATTGTATTTAAAACACAACCATGTCGACAAGGCCCTAGGGGTGTCGATTGACTCGCAAAGGGAAAGTAAAACCTTCCCGAACACATCACTGTGTTTACGTTTCAATTGCAACTCCTTTAAAGCCGGGCCCTCACGGGCCCGGCAGTGGTCACTTGAGCTTAGGAGGAATCTCCTAAACTTGAGTCGCCCCCGTTCTAGTGATTAGAACGGTTGCACCAACGTCTCGACGAGCGCGATCATTTGCGCTTCGGCGAAAAGGTTGGCGGACATCTTTCTCAGATCCTTTCGGTTCTGAAGAGATGCGCGATCGGGAAGGATATATTCCGCAAGGCATCGCGGGATATACGCCACGGTAGGACTCGGAGGAATGCCAGAGACCGTATTGGTCCCAAGCGTCTCCAAAATCGGTTCGTGGAGCCCGATGACCGCGCGAAAGGTTCTCCCTTGGGCGGCGACGCCAGCTTGCGCGACAGGAGGACGTTTCAGCTGAACGCTGATACGCCAACTGCCGAGCGAGGCGGCGGCGCCGTTTGGGGAAGTGTCTTCAAACCAGAAGACACCATTCGCGTCGGGGCCGATAGGGACAAACGTGTGGTTTACTGGGGTCGCCAGTGCGTCCGCAAGGACGATGTTGACTGCCATGAGTTAAAATCCTCACGAAAGGTGGTAGAATTACCACCAATTGCCCGGATGAGAAATTCATTCGGGTTGCAACGTGGCTCACTTCTTGCCAATAAATTGGCGTAGAAGAGCCGCAGCAGAGAAAAGTTGACTGCTGCCGAGGTCTACCTTAAAAGTAGGCCTATGAGGAAGTGGGTAACTGGCAAGACGTGTTCGCAGAAACTCGACATGTCGATATTCTGCTATAAGCCCGAAGAGCTTAGTCTCGAATTGACTCCCCAAAGGAGTAGGTGCCTGATAGAACTGGCACTCATCCGTAAAGGAGGCTCGAAACAGCTCGGACTTATAACCCGTCTTGAAGACTGAATTATACAATAAACCAGTCTCAAGGTTCCTTAAATAAGAACCTATATCCAGAAACCAGTCCGCAACAAAGGAGAAAGGAACTAACTCCCAGGTGATACTCAAGGGATTTAAAGAGGTCCAGCGCGACACGTTGTGGACATTCTGAGGAACTTCCAGAGTGACCCCAACTTTGCAGCCCTGAAACCCTCCCTGAGTCCACCCACCGTCAAATACCCTTACAAAGGGTACATTCGGAGTGTTGTGGACGGAGCCGTAGCGAACGCTACCGGCTCCACTCAAGGGTAACTTAGCACTCGCATGAACCTTAGAAATATGGTTCACGCAGATGCTAATGGATTCGTTTGCAGCATCGAAAACATCCGAGAGCAAAGGTTTCCATCCGTATTTCCATTGGAGATACCCATTGGCAACATCGCGGCTACTACCAAACCCACCAGGAGGCATCCGAAGACGAGCAAAGCTCAAAAGCTTTGCTGTATTCTTCAACATCCTGATGGTCGTGCGTGACTCGCCAAGAGCAATGCTCAAGTCGAGGCTGCCACGAACTTTGTCGTTTAACCGACTAAGCGCAAGGTTGTAGACGGCGTTCCTATTGTCCCACTCTGGAACAGGCATGCCACTATCAGCAAGGTTTCCCGTGCTGATAATACGCATTCCTTTATTGAACGTCATGATTCCGGTCATAACGGCCGAACCGTGCACATTATAAATATCATGTGCCGTATAAGACCAGGAGGTCGGAGTAGTGAGATCACCTTTATTGGATTGAGGACAAGAAAGACTACTTGTCCATCCAGGGGTGAGACCACTGGTGACAAAAGGCGGGATAAATCTCTCGTCAATAGTCATCCATGGCGTTGAAATGTTCTTCGAATAAGACTTCATAGGTAGCTCATCTCCTAGGAGATATGCAGCAGGACGAGGAAGACCCAGGCTACGAACATAAGCAATCCGAGGCAAGAAAGGCCAAGGATCGCGAAAAGAACGTAGACTAAAGTCGACTCGGCTTTCGCAATCTCATCAGAAACAAGCAAGCCACGGGCGTCATCATAACACGCCCGTAAAGCAGCCGCTTTTGAAACTTTCGAGGAGGTCTTCACCCGTGTCTTCGATTTGGAACGGCTGGTAGACAACGTAGATGACGGCGATTTGCCAACACGCGAATGATACCCCCACATCTTCAGTTTCCTGAAGTATGGGAGAACCAAGGCGTATAAGGCAGTCAGCGTCTCCACGTTGTGTTTCCAGTCATTCGAGAACCAAAGCTTCACGGGAACCTCTTCTAAGAATCGG